GACAACTGCGACAAAGAGTTGTGGGTGTGGATGAAGCACAAGCGGGCGTGGGTGATCCTGCCCGTGTGAGGGGGGACGATGGAAAAGATTGAGTTCACCGCGAGCCTGCCGCCGATCCAGTCGGCGATTTCGCTTGACGGCATGGGCGATGGGGGGCGCATCAAGCTGGACGTGCCCGCCACAGACGTCCATGCCATTTTGCTTTTACAGGCCTACTACGCGGGGAAGACGTTCAGGGTGACGGTGGAGCCAGACGAACAGGGCTAGAACACGCCCTGTTAGCAGGGGCATAACAGGTGCCAAAACGTGACAAACAGGGACGGTTCGTCAAAGGGCACTCGGGCAATCCGGGTGGACGTCCCAGACGGGCACAAGAAGAAGAGATCAAGGCGGCACTGGAAAAGGCCGTGCCTGAAAGCACAGTGCTGGCCCAGCTTGCGGCTGCCATCCAGCGGCGCGAATCGTGGGCCATTTCGTTGTATCTGGCCTACAAGTGGGGGCAGCCTGTGAAGCGGCAAGAGGTCAGCGGCGAGGATGGCGGACCGATCTTGATCACATCAGTTGAGTTTGTGGGTCTAGAGGATGAGCCATGAGTTCGTCACCGTCGACAGCAAGGGCCATGCGAAGATCCACCTGCATCCCGGCCAGCAACGTGCAATGGATAGCAAGCGCCGCTTTGTGTTTGTCATCGCCGGAACCCAGAGCGGCAAGACGTGCTTTGGGCCGTGGTGGCTGACCCGCGAGATCAAGCTCTGCGGGCCTGGCGACTATCTGGCCGTAACTGCAACTTACGATCTTTTCAAACTGAAGTTTCTGCCCGAGATGCTAAGGGTATTCCAGGGCTATGAATACCAGAAGGCCGAGCGGGTGCTGCGGGCGGAGGGGACGCGAATCATCCTGCGCAGCGCCGATGCTGAGGGTGGCCTCGAATCAGCCACGGCGAAGGCGGCGCTGCTAGATGAGTGCGGTCAAGACCGCTTCCGCATCACTGCGTGGCAGGCCGTTTTGCGGCGATTGTCACTCAGCCAGGGCCGGGTGTTCGGCGGGACCACGCCCTACAACATGGGCTGGCTCAAGACTGAGGTTTATGACCGCTGGAAAGATGGCGATCCCGACTATGACGTGATCCAGTTCCCGTCCACGCTGAACCCGCTCTTCCCGACGGCAGAGTTTGACCGGGCCAAGCGGACGCTGCCCGACTGGAAGTTCCGCATGTTCTACGAGGGGCAGTTCACGCGGCCGGCGGGGCTGATCTATGGAGACTATGACGAGGCTGTTCACAAGGTCAAGCCGTTTGCGATACCTGTCGAGTGGCCGCGATACGTCGGCATCGACTTTGGGGCAGTTCATACGGCACTGATCTGGATAGCGCATGACGTGGATCGTGACGCCTATTACATCTACCGCGAGTCAGTTGAGGGGGGCAAGAGCACGCCTGAGCATGTCAACACGGCCCTTTCGCTGGTGAGGTCCGAACGAGTCGTGCGCTGGTTCGGCGGGGCCAAAAGCGAGAGCCAGCAGCGCATGGATTGGGCCGCAGCGGGGATCCGGGTACGGGAGCCGCCGATCAGCGATGTAGAGAGTGGCATCGACCGTGTGATAGGCCTGTTCAAAATGTCGCAGCTGTTCGTGTTTGAGAACTGCACGATGGTGAGAGACGAGCTTGGCACCTACTCGCGTGAAGTGGATGAGATGGGCTTGGTCAGTGAGAAGATCAAGGACAAGCAGCAATTCCATCTGCTTGATGCACTTCGGTATGTAGTGGCCGGTATCACGGGCAAGCCACGCGTGGGGCTGGCCTTTTCCTGATCGTGGGGGGATCCTACGTAGAGGATCCGCGACATGGGAATACTCGACAACCTGATATTTGACCCGCTGGCGAGGGCCATCGTCAAGGCGCAGCGGCAGACGGCGCCGATGACGCCGCTGATCGCGCAGGCGTCCATGCCCTACGTCGACAAGCGGCAGCTGTACGAGAACCAGGTCAAGGCCTTTGCCGCCTGCTCCTGGGTGTACAAGGCCGTGGCCACGATCGCCAAGAGCGCGGCGCTGGTGCCGCTGCACGTGTATCAGGAGGTGGGCGAGGACCGCGAGGAAGTCGCCAATCACCCGCTGGAGGTGCTGCTCAGGCGGCCCAACAACTACCAGAGCCAGTACGAGTTCATGGAAGCGACGTTCGGCAGCCTGTTGCTCAATGGCAACGCCTTCTGGTACGTGCGGCCCACGCTGGCCGGAACGGGGGGGGAGCTGCACACGCTGCGACCTGACCGCATGCGCGTAGTGCCCCACGAGACCGAATACGTGGCGGGCTACCTGTACGAGATCGAGGGCAACAAGGTTTCATTCGACCGCGAAGAGGTGCTGCACTTCAAGCTGTACGGGCCAGGTAGCGATTACCTGGGCCTGTCGCCCATCGAGGCGCTGGCCTACGCCATCGCCAACGACACAGAGGCGCAGGAGCGCAACTACTACCGGCAGAAAAACAACGCCCGCGCCGATGGCGTGTTCTCGACTGACCAGGAGCTGGACGAAAACGACGCCGCACGGCTGCGCAGAGAATGGGAGCGGGCGCACAAGGGCAGCGAGAACGTTGGCAAGGTCGGCTGGCTGTGGGGCGGCTTCAAGTGGCAGGCCATGAGCCTGACGCCCGAAGAGATGCAATTCATCGAGGGGCGCAAGCTGTCACGCGAAGAGGTGTGGCAGATCTACGACATCCCGATGGGCATGTGGAGCGAGAACGCCACCGAAGCCAACGCCAAGGTGGGCCTGCAGGTCTATTACAACTTCTGCCTGTGGCCCAACCTGATGCGCGTGAGCAGCAAGATCACGAGCGACCTGCTGCCCCGCTACGGCGACGACCTGACGTGCGAGTTTGAGGATGTGCGGGTCACGGACAAGCAGCTGGAGCTGGAAGAGATCAAGACGGCGCAGTCCTATTTGACCATCAACGAGATCCGGGCCGAGTTCTACGACCAGGACGAGCTGGAGGGCGGCAACGTGGTGCTGAACGCCGCCGGCGATCCCATCTCAGGCGTGGGCGAGAAGGAAGAGGCGCAGCCCCCTCCGCAATTTGCCATGCCGCCCACAATGCCGCAGGAAGAGCCAGAGCCGAGCGAGGCCGAGCAACTGGCCGAAGAGGAAGAGCTGGAGAAGTGGCAGAAGTGGGCGCTGGCGCGGGTAGGCACCGATCGCTGGCCACCGAAGCGGGCATTTGAGACGCGATTCGTGCGGCCTATCAGGGCGGCCTACGTGGCCGCCGCGCTGGATGGGGCCACAAACGAGCAGGAGGTAAAAGCGGCTTTTGGCCGCCCCTTTTGCGGCTACCCATAAGGCAGTAGAGGTCGGCACGGGATTCGACGCCGAGCGGCGCAAGGCGGAACGCGGCGCGGTGGGCAAGATCCGGCAAGTATTGGGCGAGCAACTGGAACGGGTGCTGGCAGTCGCCTATTACGGCGTCGACAACGCCTTTTGGGAGCATGAGCGCGGGGTCATGACCGCAGCGATGCTGCCCATCATCGGCGCCATCGTGCGCAAGGCGATTGAGTTTGCGGTCACGGACCTGAACGAGCAGGTCAACGTAGGGGTCGACCGGGGATCGCTGGAGGCCAACCTGGCCAAGTGGGCGCGGACCTACACCTACGACCTGATCAAAGGCATCGACGGCAACACCAGGAAAGCGGTGCAGCAGGCGATGGAGAACTGGGCCATCACAGGCGGCCCCATCGACGAACTGAAGAACATGCTGGAGCCCACGTTTGGCAAGACGCGGGCCGAGCTGATCGCCGAGACTGAGAGCGTGCGAGCGTTCGGGCAAGCACGGATGGAGACTTGGAAAGAGAGCCGGGTGATCGTGGGCAGGGAATGGCGCACGGCGCAGGATGAGCGCGTGTGCCCCATCTGCAACGCGCTGAACGAGCAGCAGGCCATGCTGGGCCAGCCGTTCGTGACATCGTTCGGCGAGTTCTGGAGCGAGCCTGCGCATCCGAGGTGCAGGTGCTGGACGGTGCCGGTGATCGGATACACGGCGAGGCCAGGGTAATGCAGGTCACGATCCAGGGCTTTGACGAACTGAGGCGCAGGTTGAGCGACCCGCAGATTCGCGGCTTTGCCAAGGACGCGATGGAGCAGGCAGTAGCGCTGCTATCGAGTGAAACGGCACGATACCCGCCTCCGCCGCCCTGGAGTACATATCGGCGGACGGGCACATTAGGCCGCAACTGGCGGCTACGGGTTGAGACATCGGGCAACAACGTGACCGGCAAAGTCTATAACGAGACGCCTTATGGCCCGTTCGTACAAGGTAAGGAGCAGGTGTGGTTCCACAAGCGCACCGGCTGGCGCACATTGCCAGACGTGGCGACCAAGCAGATGAAGGCCATCGAGGCCTTTTTCACCGACGCGCTGAAGAGAATGCGCGATTACATGGCTGGGGGGTAGGAGCAGTGAAGGATGCCCTATTCGTACCCTGACAGTTTGCCCAAACCGGCGCTGAACTGGAATGCCGACGAGCAGCAGAAATGCGTCGAGGCCGCCAATGCCGTGCTGAACGAAGGTGGCAGCGAGCAGGACGCCATCTTCGCCTGCATCCACGCCGCTGGCAAGACGGAGAATCCTGGCGGCGAGGGCAAGGCGCTGGTCATCAAGGCCGAGACGGACAAGCACGTCGAGATTGACGGCCTGGCCATCCCCTACATCGGGCCATTCGAGGGCAACAAGGATTTCGACGGCGAGAAGTTCACCGCGCAGACAGACCTGTGCCTGGACTGGTTCCCGGAAGGCCGCCCGGTGCTATTCGACCACGGCTACGACGAGGACGTGGGGCTCCAGATCAACGGCCGGCAGGTCAAGACGTGGGAGGACGAATCGGGGCGCTGGGCGCGGGTGCAGATCCACAAGAGCAACGAATACTGGCAGAAGATACGCGAGCTGGTCGAGGAGGGCAAGCTGTTTTTCTCAAGCGGCGCCCTGGGCCGGTTCGTGGAGAAGGCAGAGAACGGCGACATCGTTCGCTGGCCCTGGGTGGAGCTGACGCTCACGCCCACGCCGGCGAATCCGTACGCGGTGACCATGCCCGCCGCTGGCAAACACTACCAGACGGCAGGCTTGAAGTTCACGATTCCAAACGAAGGGGAAGCGAAAGATCCTCAACTAAGTGAGGATGCAGAACCTGAGCGAGGTGGGGGGAAACACACCACTTTGGAGGTTCTGGCAATGGAAGAGCAAGAGTTGAAGGCTATGGTTGCGGAAGCCGTGGGCTCCGCATTCGCGGCCAAGGAAGAGGCCGAAAAGGCGCGGCTGGAAGCTGTGGCCAAGGCCAAGGAAGACGAAGAGAAGCGGCAGGCCGAGATCGAGGCCAAGGTGCAGGCCGCGCTGGAGGCCAAACTGGCCGACAGCAAGATGCTGCACCCGACCCAGGAGAAGAAGGCGCGCATCAAGGTGGGCAGCAAGTACGACCGCCTCGACGACGTGCAGCTGGACATCCTGGGCGTGATGATGGGCAAGAGCGCGCAGGGCTGGTCCGACCGGCTGCGCAACGCCATCTCTGA